AGACCGAGAAGGCCGACTCTCTGAGTAATTACGCCTCAGACAAAGAGACAGCCATTACCGAGGCCTCAGCCTCCCTTGAGCAGTCTTTTAGACTCATGCTGTTAGGTAATGCGGTGGCCGGAGCTTCATACATAGGCTCAGACTTCGACCAGAACCTCGAAAAAACTCAGGTAAAACCATTCGCTGAGGATGTAATCGAGATACGTAATACCCTGATGAGCGCGCTCGAGACTGAGATGAGACTACTCGGCACCGATGATCACGACCTGTACTCCATGCTCTCAGATACCTACTCAGCTGTATATCAGCAACTGAGTAACGTAGCCTCAGAGCTTGGAAGTGTGGAGACGGTCACACCTTCCGAGGTTACAAGCTCCCTTGAGCTTGCCTATGAGAAGTACGGCGACGCCTCACGTGATTTGGAAATCGTACAGCGTAACAATATCCCTAATCCGCTGTTTGTACCATGTGAACAGTTAAAAGTAGCTTCACGCTAAGGACAGACTCATGGCTGATAATAAAGTCAAACTCAAGATCAATAATCAGCTGTTTGAAGGCTGGGAGGATGTGGAAATCTCCTCCGAGCTTGATACCATCGCCCGCTCGTTTCAGGTCGGTATTACGCTCAATACTCCAAGTGGTGGCTATTCGCTGACCGATTTTTTAGTCGGTACTCCGATACAGATTTTTATCGGTTCTGATTTGGTACTGACAGGCTACATCGAACAGACTCCAGTCAGCTACGACGCAAATCAAAAGACTATCACTATCGCCGGCCGTTCCAAGACCGGTGACCTGATAGATTGCTGTGCGTTCCCTTCAAATCAGCCGATTATCCAGAATGACAAGAAAGAATGGAGCTATAAGGCACCTGTTACCGGTACCGTCGTAGCTCCGGCAAATCAGACAGCGCGCTCATGGCAGTCTGAGAAGATAGAGAAGATTATCGCGACCTTGGTGGCCCCTTACGATATTAAACTCATCTCTGAGGTAAATCTTGAGGATAAAAAGAACAATTTCGCGATTACTCCTACCGACAAGGTGCTAGATTCTCTCCGCAATCTCACCAAGAACTCAGATTTAACCTTCTGTGACAATGAGAACGGCGACCTGGTACTCGTTAAAAAGGCAACTACCGAGGCAGACAAACAGACCACCTGTATCGAGCTCGGTAAAACCATATTAAGCGGACAGGCAACTTTCGACGGTACCAAGCTCTATACAGATTACGCGGTAATCGGGCAGGACAAAGGTACCGACAACGCACACGGCAAATCTATAGATAAATCGGCAGCAGTAGCCAAGGGCATTATTGATCTCCACCGTACCCGCTACATCTATACCAAAGCCAAAGGACAGGCAACCTCGGCCAACTGTCAGAAGGAAGCTACCGGCAATCAGAAATACGCTGATAATCAGTTCTACAAAGCTACCTATGTAGTTCAAGGCTGGCGTTATGACGACACTCATCTGTGGAAGGTAAACCAGCTTGTACAGATTAAGGACGAGTTCTTACAGAAGGACGGCTCAGACTGGTATCTGATTGAGCGCGTAACCTTCTCCTTGAGCAACTCCGGCGGTATGACTACCACTCTGGACGTGGTACCTCCTGACGGTTACAAGCTCGACAACGAGAGCGCCGAGAAGAACGCCACCTCCAAGAAAAAGACCTCCGTCAATACCTCAAGCGGTATGAAGGTAGAGAAAAACAAATACAAGACAAAATACTGGAGTTAAATCATGCCGGACAGTGAGCGCATAGTCCGAGGCACTGTATCACAGGCCAAAGACAAAAATCTCCGTGAGTTACAGGTTGAGCTACAGGACGACGAAGTACGCGACAACCTCGAACACATGGAGCCATACGGCTTTACATCAGAGCCGTTTCTTGATGAACAGACCGACGCGGTTATCGCTTTTACAGACGATAGCCGAGAGCATGGTCTTGTACTTTGTGTGGCCGACCGTCGCTACCGTCTTAAAGCTCTCAAAAAGGGCGAGGTAGCGATGTATGACGACCTTGGCCGTAAGATTTATCTGAGGCGCGAGGGCATACTCATCGACGGAGCGAGCTCCAAGATTGATATTAAAACCAGTGCAACGGTAAACATCAACGCCTCGGCAAGTGTGAACGTTACCACCTCAAACATCAGCATAACCTCACCGGAGACCACTATCAGCGGTCACGTAACCATAAAGGGCGGTCTGAATGTTTCCGGTGGTTCGGGTGCAGCAGTCGACGGCTCACTGACTACTACAGGCGATGTGGTTGCTAACGGTATCTCACTGGATAACCACGTACACACCGGAGTACAGCCGGGAGGTGGCAACACCGGAGGCCCACAGTAATGATACTTGTATCAAAGCCTCGTATCCGCCCTGTATTCAACTATATCGGCGGTAAGTGGGAGCGCTCAGACCTTAAAGTCGAGAGCGACGGTCACTCAATTACTGTACTCAATCAGCGATTTGATGAGAAGTGGCTTACAGACTTAACCGCTGAGCTTGGTGTGGTGAGCTATGGAGTTCGTACAGATAACCGGCTCACTGTATTTGATTTTAGTTCTATGCACCTGTGCCCATGTCAGCTCGATAGAGTAAGGACGCTTATATGATTATGTATTTCAATGGTGAGAGACTGGATAACACCAAGCTCTCAGAACTACAGCGCGCGATTATCATCTCACTGTTCACATGGAGACGCGCCGACGATTCAGACAATTACGACGGTCTGTCTAAGTTTGGTTGGTGGGGTGATACCTTCCCGGAACATGACGGCGACCGCATAGGCTCAAAGCTCTATCAGCTACTCAGACGCAAGCTCACCGGAGACGTACTCCTAGAAGCTCAGGAGATGTGTCGTGAGGCTTTACAGTGGCTTATAGACGACGACCTTGTCGCTGAGTTTGACGTACTCTGTGAACGTTCTGAGCGCGATGTAAACAGACTTAATGTAATGATCACGTATACCGTTCATACTGAGCAGAGTAAACAGATTCTTAAATTCTTGGAGGTTAATTAAATGCCAAGTCTCCGACCTAATCTCAATACGATAATCAAACGTATCACCAACGACGCCAACGCGCGCTATGATAAGACCTTCCTAAGACGCTCAGACATGAACACCTATATACGTGTTCTGGCCGGTGCCTCTCACGAAATGTACTCAGCTATCGACTTCGGCCGTAAACAGATTTTTACTGAGACCGCCGAGACCTCATACCTCGAGCGTCGTGGCCGTCTGTTTGACATATACCGCAAGCTCGCCACCTATGCGACCGGTATGGTACAGTTTACATGGGAGAGTGTTACTACAATCCCAGCCGGTACTCTGTTACAGGACGGAGCCGGTAATCAGTTCGAGACTACAGACGCGGTAACAAGCTCCGGCTACGCTCCTATATCTGCCGTCAATACCGGAAGCGCCTACAATCTTGCTGAGGGTACCGAGTTCACCTTGGTATCAGCTATCGCGGGCGTAAGCGGTGCTACAGCTACAACCGCAATCACCGGAGGTACAGACACTGAGACAGACGAGTCATTACGTGCCCGTATTCTTGCACGCACTCAGAAGCCACCAAGAACCGGCACCGCTGACGATTATGTCGCATGGGCCAAGGAAGTGAGCGGAGTTACCCGCGCATGGTGTTACCCTCGCGAAATGGGCGCCGGTACCGTGACCGTGCGTATCATGTCTGACGGTCTGACTCCCGACGGATTCCCTACAGAGTCTCTGATTGCTGCAACTCAGACCTATATCTCATCAAAGACCGATGTACTGGCCACTACCTACGTGGAGAGTCCTATCGCTCAGCCGGTAGACTTTACACTTAAAATCACACCGGACAATACAGCCATGAGAGAGCGCGTAAGGGAGAGACTACAGGAGTTATTTACCGATGAAGCTATTCCGGGCGGAAAAATCTACCTGTCTCATATACATTCTGCTATTTCAGAGGTCACCGATGAAGTAGATCATGTCATACTCTCACCAGTAGCAGACATTGAGGCTACATCAAGTGCTCACCTCTTAACACTGGGAGATATAACATGGGCGGAAAGCTAACCGGTTTTACCGTAGACAATTACGAACAGGCTCTCAAAAGCCTGTTACCTAAGGGGCCGGCATGGGAGAGTGAACAGGCGGACGTTATCTCCGCTGTTCTCTATCTGACCGCCAAGGAGCTACAGCGTATCGACCTTGATATTGCCAAGCTCATAGACGAGTCAGACCCTCGCACCGCTTCGGCTACACTGACACAATGGTATAAAGAGTGGGGTATTCCTGACGAGTGCCTCAAGTCTTTAGGCTCTACCACCTCAGAACAGTGGCGTAAGATTCTTGTAACCAAGATTCGCTCACTTGGTCTGACCTACTCCGAGCTATTGGTCGTCATTGCACGCGTAAGCGGTATGAAGTCCGCCACAGCTCAGAGAGTAGAACCTTTTACCACCGCAAGCCGTACAAATCAGCGTCTATACGGTCGCTCATGGGACCACGCTGTACTAATCATCTCGGCAACCACTGACCAGATACAGTATTTCAGAACCTCATCAAGAACCGATGAGCGTCTCGCTCAGTGGGGGAATGCGCTGTTTGAGTGCCTTGTACGCGAGACTTCTCCAGCTCACAAAGTTTTAGTATTTTCTTACACAGAGGATTAATCCATGGAAACAAGACTATTTGAAGCCGACGCCGGCGCTACTCCTCCATCACTTGATACTCTTACAGAGTACGGGTTTCCTACAGACGGCGACCCTGAACAGGGTGTACCAGCTACAAAGCCGGGCTCCGCTTGGTTTTATGCACTTGGCGAGGAAATTAGAAACGCTATTTTAAAGGCCGGACTAACACCAACCAACGAAGGCAACGACGCACTCTCTCAGCTCGCTCAAGCCGTTCCTGTTATCGCTATCGACGCCTACGACTCAAACAATCCTTATATTGTCGGTCGTGTAATCGGTCATAACGGCAAGCTATGGCTCTGTAAGCAGTCAAACAACAAACAGAACCCAGTAGAGCCAGGCACCAACGCAAACGTATGGCAGCAGATTCAGACCGAGTCCGATGTGGTTACTGTTCCAGACGCAACTACAGAGGTAAAG